TTTAGACTAGGTTCTTCCTCTAGTATAACAGAAAGACAGAGATCAGCTTCCACCGAGAAGCCTGAGTTCAGGACAGCGTCCAGCAAGCAAGATCCGACAAAGCAGTGGGTTTTGCCACCTAAATCACTTGACATGACCGGCACGCTCATGACGATAAACGCAACCATCAGGTCTGAGATAGATAAAGCCTGTAACGATCTTACAGCTAAGTATGAAAAGGAGGCAAGAAGATGGCTTGGGTGATGCCTGAGATCGCGGTACAGCGATTAGTTCAATATGGTATACAACAGCTTCGACAGGACAAAGCCGCTTTCGATGATATATTCGCTTATCAGAGAAGTCATCCGCTGATAGTTGAAGCATACGGTTCAGATTACACTGACAAAATCTGGGGATGGTTCACGACAGAGCGGATTCGTGTAGTCCAATCGTGGATCCTCAGTCCTCAGACAGTTCCATGTTTTAGCATACACCTCTCCAACGAGAACGAGGATGAGTCTAAAGCTGCCATAGGTGATTTTTTGGGGGATGGAGAGGCGGAAGAGGTTGGTATATCATCGATGAACGTCCTGGTGGATATTGGCATACACGGAAGCAAAGCTGCCGATCAGGTTCTATGGATGTACTACATCCTTTCATATATACTTTTTAAGTACAAACCAGTAGCAAGGAGTCTAGGGATAGAGCTTCACACCTTCAGCGCGTCGGACTGGCAGAAGGACGCATCTAAGATGCCAGAAAATATCTGGACCCGCTGGCTTAGAATGAAGTGCACTGTGTTCAATACCTGGGGATCCGAAGAGTTTAAGACAGCAACAGATATAGATCTGAGCATCGACCTAGATCGATACATAAACATAGACCCAGATAACGCATAAGAGGTTGATATGTCAAATAAGAACAAGCAAAAAGTAGACATGAAGTCGATAAGAGAGTACGAAAAAGCTCAGCGAGCTCAGCTTCCTCAAAAGGAGGACTCGATTGAGCTAATGCCGTTTGACCAGTGGTGGGCTGATAATTCATCTTCGTTGAAGATGGCACAGCACATGAAGGAGATTGTCCGTGCTGATTTTAGGGGGAGAGATATTCATGGTCTCAACACCAAGGAAAAGTGGGATTGGGCAGCTAGACAGTTCGGTATCGACATTTGAGACGACGAAGAGATATTCTTAATAATTCGGTTGAATAATACGAACTATACTTTACGCTGAGCAACGGTCTGATCTGCATGCCGGACTTCTTAGTATAAGATCGGCCGATAGTCGAGATAAAAAGATACTTTAGGTCTGATGCTAAGGTAAAATGAGATATGTTCTGCGTTGAGTACCCGAGCATCGAGAAGACTCTTTTACAGAAATCAGAGTTAAAAAAGTTAGGGATTATATAGGAGTATACCAAAAATGGCAATCAGCGTATCATTCAACGGTGCGACACTGTACAGGCCCGGTGCGTATTCGAAAACAACGATCGATCTATCTGGTAACGTACCGCTCGGACCTGCTGGTCTCATCGCCATATTCGGCGAAGCAGACGCTGGTACTCCTGGATCGGCCGAGACGAACATCGCAGACAACTTCTATACAGCCGATCGACTGATCGAGGCCAGAAACAAGTATCGATCTGGTCCTATCGTTGATGCGTTAAACTTCCTGTTCTCACCGGCATCTGACGCTGCTATCCCAAGTGGTGCTCAGACTGTCTGGATTTATAAGACAAACGCTTCAGTCAGAGCATCTTTAGCTTTATCAGGATCTTACGGTACAGTTAGAGCTAAAGAGTGGGGAGTGGGTGGCAATCAGGTATCGTTCAAGGTAACAGCTACGGCTGAAACCGCTCCCGCAAAGACAGGCACAACACCACCAGCATATAGCGCAGCGCTCAACGCTGCATCATTCTCTGTCAGGATGAACGGCGGATCTGCCGTCGTCGTCACCCTGAGCTCCACATCGACGAATCACGACGACCTAGCAGAGCTAGTTACAGAACTGAATTCTCTCCTTCCAGCCGGCATTGCTGCCTCAGCTGCTGGATCAGCACTCAAGCTTCAGATGTCTACAGCATCTACTCAGTATCAAGAAGGATGGGGACGATCTTTCGAACTCATCGACACCACACCAGGTGATCTGGCTAAGTTAGGACTCACAGCTGGCTTGTCAACGGCTGCCGTAGAACCCAGCTGCACTATCACTATCAATCAGAAGCGCGATCTCATCGTTGAAGAGGACACAGTCGGCGGAAACGTCGTATTAGAGATCGGTCGCGACAACACCGGCGGCGCTACCTCGGCGTCCGTCAGCGTTACGAGCACACAGATCGTCCTTACCTCTTCGACCGGCACGATCAACTTTGACAAATCAGCTTTCATCACCATCAAACAGCTCGCAGAATCTATCTCACTTCAGCCTGGTTGGACAGCAAGTGTGAGCAGTCCAGTCTACAATCAGCTCGGCCTAGATGCGCTGGATATCGTCTCCACAGTCGGAGCTTTCGGAGCTTCTGGCCTTAAGCCAGCTCGCCTCAAGAAGGACGCTATGGAAGTTCAAGATCTCTTCGATCAGTCTAACATTGCAGAGATCGTAACACCTGCCGCGAAGGGTCTACCAGCTGCTCTCAACGAGACTCTCCTGTCCGGAGGCCTCAAGGGCGGAACACTAACCTCTGATATCGTTGCAGCTCTCTCAAAGTTCGAAAAATTCCACGTCAACTCCGTGATTCCTCTTTTCTCCAGGAACGCTACTGCAGACATCTCAGATGGCTTGACCGACGCGACCTCCACCTACACTATCGACGGCATCAACCAGGCAGTCAAGACTCATCTTAGCCTGATGAAGACTACCAAGAAGAGAAGCGAACGTCAGGGATATTTATCTGTCAAGGCTTCATACAGTGACTGCAAGGCTAAGGCTGGCGAGATGGCGGATGCCAGGATTCAGATGGTCATCCAGGATGTTCGTCAGAACAATGCTCAAGGTGTTATCAAGTGGTTCCAACCTTGGGCTCTAGCTTGCCTGATTGCTGGATCTCGCGGTGGTGCACCGATCGGTCTACCGTTGACCTTCAAGTTTATGAACTGCTCTGGTATCCGTCAGACAGCCCAGTCGATGAGCACACCAGAGGCTGATATCGTGATCGACTTTGATCCAGATACTCAGTACGATGATGCGATTCAGTCCGGCATCACCTTCCTCGAGGCACCAAGAACTGGCGGTTTCCGAGTCGTTGTCGACAACACTACCTACGGCATCGACGACAACTGGGTATACAACCGCGGCAACGTGATGTACGCTGCAGACATTGTGGCCTATAACTTTAGAAACACGATGGAGCTTCGATACATCGGCGTCAAGAATACGCTAAGAGCTGCAGAGGTTCAGAGTACAGCAGAGTCAGTTCTAACTACATTCTTGGCTCAGGGCATCACGGTCAGCACGGCTGATGCACCCAACGGCTTCAAGGATCTCAGCGTAAGAATCGAGGGCAATACGATCTATATATCAGTTACGATCAAGCTCGTAGAAGGAGTTGACTTCGTGCTCGCTGAACTTACTTTGCAACGTGCTAGCCAAACAGCTTAATCAAATCAAGTAGATAAATAAAAACTCTCTACCAAGTATAATGCTGGTAGAGGGTTTTTCTATGTACAAGACTTAATGAAGTTTATGCATGAAGAAAAATCACCGCAGAAATCAAATGATCCTTTATTTTTAATAGATTGAAACCTATTGTATCTAACTTCTATTTTTTCACTACGACCAGCTCTACTTTTTATATTTGACCTTAACGTTTCTAAGTCTACTTCTAAATAGATGCTTATAACTTTGGCCCCCATCTGCTTAAAAGCAGAGATCAAAAACTGAACGCGACATGGGGTGTCTATGTAGTCCACATCTTCATACGACAGATCAAGAAGCCCATACCAGTGATCGTCATATCTTTTTTGCTTTATTTTAAGTGTTTCAAAAAGAGTACCCTTACCGCTACCGCTAGGACCGCATACGATGAATATTGTCTTGTCTGATAGATCTCTGTCGGGTATTGTGATATTTTGCTTTTCTATATTTTCAGACGCCCACACTGGTCTTATATTTTTATAATTGCAGACCTCTTTTACAGCTTTTTGATTAGATAGATCAACTGAGCTTAACGGAATTATGTGATCTAAGTGCCAACCAGTTTTAGACCAATTATCCCATGTCATGCCTGGTTGCCATAGTTGTTCTATGTAAGTTTTAAACTCGTCTATGCTGCAGCCTAAGTCTTTAATTGCAGATCCGCCTTTATGCCTATTTCTTATAGCGCAACATAGCCTCGATCTTAAATTGTTTTTTATTCTGTGGGTGATATTTCTTTTTTGAGTCTCTCTCTTAAATCCTTCAAATACCTTCTTTCCAGTTAGTGTGTTTGAGATCTTTATCTTCTTTTCCATACTGCATTCAATGCCCTTGTTAGGCGGAGATCTTCCAATTTTTTTAAGAGCCATCTTTTTTGATGTCTCATCTGATACGCCTCTTTTTCCTTTGTTGTGCGGATCTTTGCCTAATTTGGCTTTAGACATTTTTTCTCTTACTTCATCTGTAAACATGATCTTTCTAGAACAAGTATAACAATTCTTGCTTTTATCGCAGACACTTTTGCTTTTGTAACCCCGATCTGCGCCACACGTATCACAATAGCATCTGTACCAAGTGTTTCTAACACTTCCATTTGATTTATAGGTACGTTTGATGTCATTGAGGTCTATCATGATACTATTTCCTAAGCCAGTTTATGTTGAACTGGTCCTAATTGTAAACGAGTTCTTAGGACTCAAGAAGGAATTATACTTATGGCAGGCGTAAAACCAGGTCTGATTACAGGCAGTAATGCAAAGATTCAGTTTGGCGGAAAGACTTTAGCGTATGCGACCGATATTCAGTACTCAGTTGATACGGCTGTCATTCCAGTCGAAGTCATGGGTCACTTTGAGGTGATCGCTAATGAACCCATCGCGGTTACTGTTAATGGCTCTTTCACAGTAGTTCGATACACTAAAGGAGCAGCAATTGGATCCGGCGATAGTGCCACACTGCCTGGAGCAGCAGCAAGCGGCAATGGCATCGGCAAACTCGGCGGAGATCAAGCAGACGCATTTAATCCAGCAAAGATCCTGTTGACCAAGACAGTGGACGTTGCTATATATCAGAAAAAACCAAACGATGCGGGTAATGATATTACGGCAAGTTCAGAAGTTGTCAAGATAATTGATTGTCGACTAACACGCATGAGTGGTAGCGTAAACAAGCGCGGTGTTTTAACTGAAGCCTATGCGTTTGTTGGAAGATTACTACAAGATGATGACCATGTAGTAAGCGTAAGTTCAGACACCGATCTAACCTAATATTTAGATGGTAGAAAATGGCCAACGTCTCTCCATTCTTCATAACGGGTGCTAACTGCAAGCTCAAGGTGAACGGAGTGACGTTGGCGTTCGCAACGAATCTTTCCTACGCGGTAAGCATACCGCACGCTAGGTTGCGAATGCTCGGCTCTTACGAATCAAAATCTTTAGAACCACTCAGCTACGATGTCACAGGATCTTTCACGGTCATACGATACATAGACGGACTTAAGAGCAAACTAGAGAGTCTTGGCATCGGTAGTCCCAACGGAGTCGATAATAAAGGCAACGGGATAGGGTCGTGGACGACGATCGGAAACAAGAGTCCGCTTAATCAGGCGTTCGGCAGCGGATCAGACGGAAGAGCAGATCGCTCAATGAATCCGGCCTCTCTGCAAGACGGAGTCACGTTCGACATAGAGATATACCAGAAACTGCCGAACGAAGATATCCTCGGGGTATCAAGGATAAGGAACGCCAGGATAGTGCAGATGAGTTCTCAGCTATCCAAACGTGGAAACATGATTCAAACTTTTCAGTTCGTGGGTCAATTCCTGGATGAAGATAGTTTCATCGCTGACTCATCTAGCTTCTTTTGACAGGTGACACATGGCACGCAGAGGTTTCGGCAGAAACGAGAGCGACCCATCCTTCGCGGAGAATATGTCTGCGTCGCTGGGGACAGTTTTTACTCTTAAACCGCAAGCTCAGTACCTCACGGGCGCGAGGACAATAATAAGGATCAACGGCAACATTGTGGCGTTCGCGTTCAGTGTGACCTGGAACGCCAGGACAGAGGTAGCCGAGATCAACACCATAGATGATCCATTACCCTGGGAGCTAGGGCCGAAGAGGATAGACGTCTCGGGGACACTGGGACTTTTTCAGTTGCCAGGTCAGTCGCCGCTGGTCTCCAGGTTTCAAGGAGATGTTGCTACCTTCCTCATGAACAAATATATCTCCATAGAAGTCAAGGACTCAGCTACAGACGTCATAATATTCAGGACGGGCAGGGCGATGGTTACCGGACAGCAGGGGGAAGTATCCTCCGAGCAGGTGGGAAGGACAACATTGACTTGGCGCGCAGTCGGATGGCAGGCAGAGAATCCTCCTAAGCCTTTTGCTCCAGCTGACATGGCATCCGACCCGACCAACCCCAACGCGGGCGTATTGAGCAAAGCTGGTTCTTTCCTCAAGAGCAAATTAGGATTCTGACCCACAGAGTATAAATGCTCTTGATTTAAAGGGAGCAAACATCATGGATCTACCTAAGAAAGAAAGAACGTTCAACTTCTCATTTGTTAGCGAAGAGAGCGGTATACAATACGACGGAATGTTCACGGTCAAGTGCAAGCTAAACATAGCAGAGAAATATCAGGTGGAACTCGAGAAGAGTCGCCTCATGGCTGATATGGTCAATCCATCGAACGGTCTCCTAGGAATCGCTTACACTCTTAGCTCGTTGAGGTCCAGGATAATCGACGGACCCAACTGGTGGTCTCAGGGTAAAGGCCTGAACATCGAAGACGAGGACGCACTAGTCGCATTGTTCGACAAGGTCGAGGAGCAAGTCACCGAGTGGAAGAAGGAGCTCGGTGAGAAAGCTAAGGCGTCCCAGAAAGAACTGGGAAAATAGAGGCCGACTACACGTCGGCCATACAGCAGATAGACGATATAGTTGAGCGCGTATCTATGGAGAAGCTAGATAATGAGGAAGCTCAACTGCGCTTTCTTTGCTACTGGTGGTCCAAAAATTATTCTCGTCCACTGAAGGATCCTCTGCTTCAGACCTATACTCTAGAAGAGCTGTACTACGAGTTCAAGCAGTACTCAGAGCGCGATAAGGCTTTAAAGAAGAGGGTTGAGCAAGAAGCTGATAATATAGAGCAAGCCAAGTACGACGAGGCTGCAGCCTGGGCAGAAGCGGAAGAGAGGAAGGAAGCTCAATTGAGCGAGGGAACTATAGAGTGGCAACCCTCGCACGAGGATAAGGCTTGGATGGACGATCAGATCCGCAGCGGCAAGGAGATCTACGGCGAAGATTTCGGAGAAGACATAAACGAGGATTTCTAGCATGGCAGACAACAACGATTCGATTCTCAACAAGAAGCCAAACTCTCTAGATAGAATAGGTGAGAAGAGTGTCGAGTCCGAGAGTTTGCGCCTGATGCATCAGCGAGCCGGCATCGAGACGATCGAGATGCAGAGACTTCGGCACGAAATGCAGGCCCTGCACGATCAGAACAGGCAGATATTTCGCCAGATGGCAGAACTCAGGGGTGGTATTGGTCAACCATCTCCACAATTATTTCAAGCACTAGGACTAACTCCTAAGCAAGCGTCTACCCTAGTGGCGACTGTCAAGCCGGAGAGCATCGTAACCGCGGCGTCTAGGCTTTTACCTTCATACGAGAAGTCGTATCAGGAGAAGACTAGCAGTCTAGAGGAGAGATACTCTCAGAGAGTGCATGAGCGCCAGTCTGTCGCCGCTAGGATGTTGGAAGAGAGCATAATAAGCAGGGTGTCTCATCCAAGGG